GAAGATGGGCTTTGGCGGGATAGGCGTAGCGCGTACATTCGTGCATGTCGATATGCGAGCAACTACGCCTGTGATGTGGACTTACGGCTGAACCTTTAGAAACTCGCTGACCCTACCCTCAAACTTACTAGCCCGCTCGTTGAACGCTACTAGATCACGCATGTATAGCTGATAAGGCAAGACGCCTACATGCTGTGCCATGCTAATAACCTGTTGCCAGTCATCGTCTGAACAGTTGACCAACGCACTGCGGGCAACCCTATCCCAAATGCGCACCTTGCGGGTATCAAACTTAACTACCCTTTCTCTTTCTCTGAATCGCCTCATGTTATACCCCTCAGTAAAGGGCCGCTTATGCGACCTGTTTAATTATCTGCTGAGGCACTTTAGACCCACAGCAATAGTGCGACTCGATAGTCATGTCGTCTAAATTGACGTAAGCATAGCCGCGATAGTGCAAGCCGTTATCCTCATCGCCTACGCCTCTAATGCTGGCAACCTCTACGCAGTCACACCCCTCAGTTGTAAGCCATGAATCTCGCGCTGTCATAGCCTGTGCAAAGGAGTCCCAATGTGAAACATCTTGAATGTCGCCGTGATCGTCCACTTGCTCGATGACCCATTCATAAAACACCTTCCCTGTCATTGCCCTTCTCCTTAGTAAAGGGCCGCTTACGCGGCCACCTCCCTTACCCTGTCTTCTTTGACGAAGAACTCTCTGGTACTACCACAGGTTAATATGTAACCACCCTGCACCTTCTTGACTACCTCTGCCTTTAGCCAGAGATTGTTTCCTTTAAAGATTACTTGCTTTGTCATGTCATCTCTCCTCTCAGTTGACAAGTCCTATTATACACAATGGTTAAACATAGTCAAGCATCAATTTAACAAAAAAAGTAAAATAATTATCTGATAGGTGTTGACACTTGCCTTTAAAGGGCTAATATAGATGGTGTTCCATGTGGAACTTTGAAGGGAGAAAGCCAATGCAAATTGCTATCAAAATAAGCAAGCAAGTGGATGACTGGGATGAGTTCGTTGATGAGCTAGAGGGCATCGAGCGCACCGCAGTTGCTGATGACTACGACGAGGAAACCCAGATAGTCACACTGCTTGTTGACCGTAAATCAATTGACGATTACTACCATCCTGTCGGTGGGCGTTATCCGATTGAGCGCGAGGGCCGCACAGAGTGGGACGAAGAGGTTGGCGTCTGTGTGCATTCATGTAAGTGGCACGACCACAACATCATCAACGCAGAGCAAGTCTGCAAAGAACTGGAGGGGTTGTTTTATGTCGAGTAACAAATTTATCGAGCCTAAGCTGATTAAGCCTGAGCTAATTCACGAGATGGATATGCTGGTTAATCAGTTGCGTGATTTAACATCGCTACAGCCAAAGACCACTCAGGACGCACAGATGGATGCGCGTCTTGCGGATTTCCTAGAGCTTGCTGAGCAAGATTTCATTCGCGGCTGGACTGACTGGGAGGAAGGTATTCAGCACAAGAAGGGGCAGTCGGAGGCGTACAACGCCGGCTATGCTGATTGCTATGAGTACGAAAACAGAGGAGGCAGATAATGTCTGATGGCGTAGTTAAGATTCACGGCAAGGAGTACAAGACGGTTGCAAAGCGAGTTGCCGACTTCCGTGACAAGTACCCTAATCACACTTTAGTCACTGAGCTTGTATCGGCAGACGACGAGCGCGTGGTTATGGTTTCCAAGGTGTACGACACCGACAACCGCCTAGTGTCCACAGGATGGGCAGAAGAGCGCAGAGACGCGTCTAGGCTCCACGGCACATCATCATTAGAGATATGCGAGACAAGCGCCTGTGGCCGCGCTGTGGCCTTCCTACACCGCGACTTGATGGGTACGGAGATAGCATCAGCCGACGAGGTAGCAAACGCTATTAGCCAGCAGAACGACGGCGAGTTTTTGGAGTTCATGGCGACGGTACGTGATCACTTCGATTGGGTCATGTACGCCAAGGAAGCTATCGCCAACGAGGACTGGCAGTCACTAGCGGGCATCTGGGGTGACATAGATCACGAGACGATGGCTACGCTGTTTAGAGCGCCGACTAAAGGCGGCATTTTTACCACCGAAGAACGTGCGGCTTGCAAAGGCAATGACGCATTTAACCAAGCAAGAAAGGAGTTAGCCAATGGCTAAAGTAGAAACGCAAACAATGCAAGAGAGATTTTTTCTCAAGGCAATTGAGTTAGTAGTGCTGAGGGAAATTGCAATCGGTGAAATCAAGTTGGCTTCTGACGCTGGAATGTGCAGGCAGGCTAATGAACTAGCGAAAGAAATGATTGGCTTGTTTTTAGTGGAGAAAGCGGAGAATGAGCGGCAATGGTCAGAAGACGTTGAGCCAGTTGTAAAGAAAATTTGGGATGAAATGCAAAAGGAGAATGCAAATGGAGTATGACAACAGCAACCGAGGCGTCCTGTTTAAGAACGACAGGAAGGAAAAGGAAACGCACCCCGACTACAAGGGTAGCTATACCGACGGTAGTGGTGCGGAATTTTGGCTGTCAGCGTGGCTGAAGAAAGACAAGAACGGCAACACGTTTATGTCTCTTAGCACGACGGCAAAGGACGATGCCCATAACAAGGGTATGCAACAGGCCAAGCAGTCACTGGCGCCAAGTGTGGAGTTTGAAGATGACCTCCCCTTCTGATGTCGGTAAGGCGCTCAAGAAAGCGCAGGCGCTCGCAGGTGTCAGCAATGACGAACTGGCAAAAGAGTTTGGTGTAACGCCTGTACAGGTATGCCGCTGGCGGCACAAAGACGACATGAAGTTCAGTCGTGTAGTGCAGTTGGCTAGTCGGCTTAACATGACGCTCGACGAGTTCGAGAGGTTGGGGAGGTAGTATGGAAATTGAGAAGGGTATTGAAATACCGCCTGACGGTAGAGGTAAAGGCAATTACTCTGGCTTCGGTAAATGGCAGAAAATTGCTAGAGAGATGCACGTAGGCGACAGCGTTTTTTTTGTTGGCGACAAAGACAATCGCTCGTTTCGCGCACTCTCTAGAGTTCTAGTAGACATGGGCTACAAAACCGTGAGTCGCTGGGTCGGTGACGGCCATAGAGTTTGGAGGGTTGAGTAGGCAAAAAAAGCCCCGTTGAGGAAACGGGGCCAAACCACTTGCGGAAGGGTTATCGCATGTGGCATCCTTAGTTTGCACACTACAGGATGGATAAGATTGTACAGTATTCTAGTACCCTGTACACCTCTTAACTACTCCTTATGACTCTTAACGTCTACGTGTGCCTAGTCGAGCCTAGTTAAATAGTGCTGTCTCAGGTGCAGTCGCTCAAGAAAGCCGAATCATTCCTACGACCTTTAGAGGCGGGGACGAACAGTGGTTATGTTGCCAAGTAGTAAGGGCGCGGTCTGGCAGAGCCGTTAATTATCTGCACTGATACTGTAGGGATGATGGACTAGCTAGGATACTTGTATAGGGCAACAACCGCCTCTAATGATTCCTATTGTCTAAAAAAAGGAGAAGGGTAATGAGTTTAAATAGAGAAGGTTTGGAGCTTGTAGACCTTAATCAAATGTACCAAACAGTGTTGGACTCTAGCGTGAAGCTAAGTTGCAGAGTTGCTTACACTGAACTAGAAGGAGAGGTAAATTTTTCTGCTGGTTGGTTTGAAGAATGGTCACCAGAACAGCGTATTAACCTGCTAGAGAATTGGATTGCGATCATGCAGTTCATGCTTGAAGGCGAAAAGGCAATGCAGGTCGAAGAGGAGGAATTAGATGAAAACGAAAGCAGGCACTGATTGGCAACCAACAGACGAACAGATACTAAGCTGGCAACACGCTTACCCCGAGGTTGATGTATTTGCAGAGCTAAACGTAATGACCGTATGGCTCGACTCTAACGATCCTAAGCGTAAGACAGAGCGGGGGATGCCTCGCTTCGTCAATTCATGGTTAGCTAGGGCGAATCAGAAAGGCGGTAGCCCATTCGCTCAAAAAGAGTATGAGCAGAGCGGCAGGAAGCCGATGAAGCAGTGGACTCAACTCGATGACTTGACCCACGACTTTATGAAGAGTGAACGCTTTAGACAATCATGCCTTGAGAAGTACGGGCAATACGTGACCTTTGAAGGTGAGAGGGTTACGCGATGATGGTTGAACTTAGTGAGCGCGAATACGAGATAGCTTGCAAGGTGGGCATACGGCGCTACCACGCGGCGCGAGCTATGGGCGCACAGAATCGCAAGATGTCTAAGACTGACAGCCAATACGAAGTCGAGACAAACGGCATGGCCGCAGAGATGGCATTCTGTAAGCTCATCGGTGTACGTCCTGACTTTAGCGATACGCCGCAGGTAGCAGACTGTGAATGGATGGGCTACACGATAGACGTTAAGGCAACCAAGAGGCAGAATGGTCGTCTTCTCCTAGAGACTGATAAGCGTAAGCTATGCGACATTTATGTGCTTATGTGCGGCGAGAAAAACATTTGGCGGTGCGGTGGTGTCGCACACGTAAATGTCATACGACAGCCTGAAAATTTGGACAGGCTTGGGGCAGGTTACAAGATGACGTATGCACTGCCGCAACATCGCTTAATGCCGCTAGACCATCTGCTTGAGCTATCAAAGGGGGCAAAATGTTTGGCGAATTCTGGCTAATCAAAGACCCGATAGAAATCAAAGATCGCATTGAGGCTTTCAAGAAATTTCTTGAAAAGGAGTGGTGCTGGGATAAGCCAGTGTCGTGGCAGGTAAAGGAGTACAAGCCACGTCGCTCTATGAGTCAAAACGACCTGTTCCATGTGTGGTGTCGTGACATGCTCAGGCACTTCAAAAAAAAAGGCGGTTTTACTGGCAACGAGGAAGACATCAAGATGATGGTTAAGTACAAATTCCTCGGAACAGAAGACCTCGAAATCTCCAATACGACCATCCCTGCGCAGGTTCGGCGCACTTCGACGCTAGACAGGGGAGAAATGCTATACTTCATGACACAAGTAGAGGCATGGTGTATTGACCTTGGCGTTAAATTGACCAAGCCTCAGAATTCGGAGTACAGCAAACTGGGGGGGTAGGCATGAGCCTATTACAGTTTTGCAAAACCGAAAGGCAGAAAGCAGTTATCAGCCGAGTAGAGAATGGTGTCAGCCAACGTGATATCGCAAAAGAGCTTGGAACTTCTAGAAGCACAATTGTTAGTCACTTGGAGACGGTAAGAGGCTACGCCGCTAGGCAGGGATATAGTCCAGAACACGACTATACGCACCCTGTTCCTGATGGGTTTATCGTGAAAGGCGTATCGACCTACTACAACGACGAGGGCAAGCCCGTCGGTCAGTGGGTTAAGAGTCTAAGCGACAAAGAACGGCAACTAGAAATGCTTGTCGAGCGCATGGAACAGAGTCTCGACTTGGTGCCGCCGTTCAAGCCTACTAAGCCGCCAAAGAAAACCGATGATCGACTCCTGTCATTACTAACTATCACGGACTTTCACGTAGGCTCAGCTTGTTGGGAAGCCGAGACGGGCGACAACTTCGACACCAAGATAGCCGCAGACATATTCTTAAACGCCGTCCATGACATGCTTTCGGCCTGTCCTAACTCACAGACAGGGATGCTCAACATATTAGGCGACTTCATCCATTTCGACGGTATCAACTTACAGCCAGTGACAAGCGGCGGCGGTCACGTACTAGACGCTGACACGCGCTACACGAAGATCGTAGACGTATCCATGTCGATAGTAAGGGAAGCCGTTAAAATGATGCTGGCGCGATTTGAGCGCGTTGTGGTGGTAGTTGCAGAGGGCAATCACGACATTAGCTCTAGCGTGTGGCTCCGCAAGTACATCAAACACCTGTTCGAGGGTAGCCGCGTCGAGGTGATCGACAACCCATTTCCCTATTACGCCTATCTTCACGGCAACTGTATGTTGGGCTTCCATCACGGCCACAAGATGAAGCTGGCTAACCTGCACAAGCTATTTGCAAGCGAGCCGCGATTTCGCGAAATGTGGGGCAAGGCGTCATCAGGTGTTTATATTCACATGGGTCATTACCACCATGAGCGAGTAATAGAGGATGGCGGTGCTATTGCGGAAATGCACCCTTCATTAACTGGCAGGTCGTCATACGAGGCTCGCGGCGGATGGATGTCACAGCGTGGCGCAAAGGTGATCACATACGATAAGCTAGAGGGCGAAGTACACCGCACTACCGTAAGGCCGCGACTATGACAGCAAAAATGCCCATCATGTCTATGCCACTGCCTGACGGTGGCGCTGTCGTCTGTCGGGTCGAAGCAATCATGGCGGCCACAACTAACATGCGGAATGACCAACTAACTGACGTCTACATCGACGTGGCGTGTCCCGAGGGCATTACTATCGACATAGACATCGACTCATTTACGACTAGCTGGCTTGCCGCACTACTAACTACTATCGAGGATTGGCGACTAGAGCATGGTCTGCATTAAGTGCTGGAAAGACATGGTGCCGATGTTTACTGCGGCTGACTACAAGCTAGAGGGCTGGGCTTGCAGTTGCGGACACACAGAGAAGGCCATACTGCGCGAGCGACGATTCACCAAAGAGACTTACTATGGCGATAAAAAGAACAAACGCGGACATCTGGTGCAGTAAAGCAGTACGTCTACGTGACGGCGCTTGTGTCCGTTGCGGCAACACAGAGACTAATCAGGCGATGCACATTTATGGCCGCAGAAATAAGGTCATACGCTACTCGCTCGATAATTTGTTGACTGGCTGTTATACCTGCCACCGCCTGTTCACTGAGTCGCCAATAATGTTCGCGGATTTTTGTAACGAGTACCTTGGCGAAGGCCACATGGACATACTGCGTGAGAAAGCGCGTGGGTTCATGAAAGACAACAAGGCGACCCGTGACGAAATAGCCAAGCACTACCGCGAAGAAGTCCGCAAGAAAGAGCAAAACCCCGACCACATCATCGTTTCGTATAACTAATTGACCGTATGCTATAATACGCAGACAACAGGAGGATGTTGTTATGTGTGTACAGAGCCAGCGGCAGTATTTCGGCGAGCGTCATCACATCGTCGTAACTGACAAAATCGTAGACCTACTGACTCGACTGGGTAGAGACAAGGGCGTCACAGAGGAAGACTACCTCAAGCGCCTTGCACGACACCCAAACGAAGACTATTTCATCGCAGAGATTGCCCGCCACTACGGGTGATTGAAAATGTCACGATTGTCACATTGCGCCCTTTCCCCCATATTATTTACCTAAATAGATAAAAAAGTGCTTGCAAGGGATAAAACTAGCTTGTAGATTAGTACCCATAGTCACTGATATAAGGAATCAACGCTATGACATTTACTCAACACGAAAAAGCAATTCTTAGCACCTTGAAAGACATTGTGTTGGAAACCGAGTGCATCTACTCTGACGATCTTGTGTCAGCAGATCCGAAGGTATTACGCGGGGCGCTGTCTTCACTAATTAAAAAGGGTGTGATTGACGTAGACACGGACTATCCGAGCAATATCAACGGCACTGTCTACTACCCTGTTAATTACTGGGATGAAAGAGTCTTGGAGCAGGTCGCATAAGCGGCCTTTTTGCTGGGGGGGCAAATGAGCAGTAAGTTTTCAGAGCAAATGACACTGACAGAGGTAGCCGCAGTCATGGGCATTTCACGTCAGCGGGTAAAGCAAATTGAAACAGCGGCGCTGAACAAGCTACGCAATAACGAAAAAGTGAGGGTTTTATATGAAGGAATTATCGACGGATGCGATGGCGCTAGGCATTATAGCAATCATCTTGATCATTACGGCGTTCGGGATAGCAGGGCAAGGTGACTACGAAGAG